CTTTTGGCTTGCTGTCTTGAATTTGTTTGGTTCTGATACGATCTATTGTCATCAAGAGTTCGTACATAGTTTTATAGTTTTGTGGTTCGATGTCATAAAACTTAAACACAGTGTCTATATAATTAAAGTTTTTTCCTATATAGTTTCCACCCATGTAGTCCCAACAATCTTGCAGGTTGCTGTAGATCTGTAGAGCTTGTTGCACTTCTTGTACTAAGTCATCAAATTCAATAGGTATCTCTGAGGCTTTGGGCTCACTGCCCAGCATCTCACACATTTCAAAGTACTGACTTTTTGTCATTCCTACTCTAGAATTTTCAAAGTAGGAAGTCAAGCTGTCATTTACTTCTTGCTGCTGTTGCTCTGAAAGTTTCCCAGTTCAGTTACCTGTTCACTCACCCAAGCATCAAAGTTTGAGCTGTTTTTCATCAAGAAAAGCGCATTTTCTTCACTGTAACCCAGTTCGTCTTCTAGATTTTGACCAGCCAAATCAACAGGTGCCAGTTGTTCTAGGTAACTCAATTTAAAACCACTCCAACCCTTGATAGAAGCCTGTACGTAGAGTTGTAGGAACAAATCATCGTTCAATTCTTCGGTTGGTTGGCGATTCTTAAAAGTGGTTTTGGTGGCCTTTTTCCGGATCGAGACAAGGGTCTCGCGGCTTAAAAAGCTCAGTTTAACCTTAAATCCACTAAATCCAGGAAATTCAACCTCAACTGTTTTACTGGGTACTAAAAGGCTCTTTAGTGATAAATTTACTTGTGAGCCACTTGCGTTTTCTGTCATGAAAAATCCTTATTGTTAGTCAATAGCCGGGCTCAATGCCCGGCTATTTAAAATTAAGCTACAGCGTAGTACTTTAGAGTTGCTTCGTTGGTAGCAGTGATATCGTAGGCAGATCCATTGTAACCGTGAGCTACAAAGTTGATTGTTGTGCTAACAACCTGTTCTGCATTAACTGTTGGAATACTTAATACAGCTGCTGGTAGATTCAATTCAACGCGTGTACCTGCTGATGCACCACCGCCGATATTTAATGTAATTTCATAAGCTTGAGCTTGTGATGTAGCAGCACCTGATAAAATATCACTTAAAATATCACTGCTAGAATTGCTCTCGCCAGTTCTTAGATAAGCATTAATACTTCCACTAATAGCGCGAGTACCTGTAAAGTAAGTAACTGCCTGATTTACTTGACCCAAGTTGGCTGGTGTCAAATATGTTAAGTTGTTGGCAAACGTGATGCTACCACCAGTGATAGGTATTGTGTGTGATGTTGTATCAACACCGTCAATACCCTTAACCATTACACAAGTACTCAACTTATTGGCAAGATACTTGGCAGCTGTGTCTTTAACACCTGCTGTACCACTAAATCCATCTGTGCCACCAAATACATTGAGTGCGCTCAGGGTTGTGCCTTCAAAAATGCTCAACTTTGTGCCACGACCTGTCCAAGCAATTGTAGCAATTCCGTCTAGTCCAAAATCAATTGTGGCCTGATCTAGGGCGCAGTTGTCGATTGTGAATAGTACATTGTCTACCCAGATCAACATACCAAACTTTTGTAGTTGGTGTGCGTTTGAGTTGGCAAATGACAGTGTGGATACTGGAGTTGCACCAGCTGTACGAACCCAGCCAGCCCCAGCTTGACCGATAGCACCAGTACCTGCAAAAGCATTCCACAATACTTCTTCTTCGCATTTTACAATGTCGTCGGTTCCAACACCAGTGAGTGGGTCAAACTTGGGACGAATGTAGGTAGAGAAAGAGAATTCTACAGGATCTAGGCTTGTGTTAAAACTTCTCTGGCCGCGGCTGGGTGTTGAACCTGCCTCGTTTAGGGTAACGGTTTCAGAAGTTGTGTTTTGTGAGAATGAAAATCCGTCTAATACTTGAATTTCAAAAGTATTACTGGAACTGATGCCGGTTTTTGTCACTGTACCTTCTGTTGCTGAAACGTTGGTTGTGAAAAAGACTCGGCTATTACGTACTAAATTTAATGCCATAATTATTTCCTTTAAGGCTGTGTGCTGAATTAGCCGTTACTAGACCTTTATCTGTATTTGGCTATTCAGCAGTATTTCTACATGACCTGATATCTGACCTGTAGATTTATCTCCCCTACTGCATAGGGGTCTAATAATCCCTCATCTGTTGTGATGCTGGTTATTAAAATTTCTGTGGTTTCGTTGGAACCATCATACTGGAGAACTCTGTTGTTGTCAATACAAGTCTCCAGGTCTTGTAGCAAGGACTCCAACTGGTTTTGAGCGTCTTCGCCCTTACAGTACGCCTTGACACATACTCCCAAGTAACCCCATGTAAAGTCACTTGGTAGGTATTCTCTCATTTCACTTCCGGGTGTTACATAAACACAGGGAAAATCCTGTACTTCATCCCAGAACTTCAATTTGTTAAAACTATTGTTATACAAATCAACTGAGTAGGGAGAAGTACCGTTTATTTCTT